GGGCGGTAAAGTCCGTGGTTGTGGTATGGCTAGGCAGGGTGTTCGCCCCGCTAAAATGGTTAAAATGAAAGGTGCTTAATTATGACTGAAGCAGAAAAAAAGAAACGTCGCGCTAAACTAAACCGTGAAGGTATGAACAGTGGCCCGCTAAAGCCTCGTAGCTCTAGGATGCTAAAAAGTAAAAGTCTTTCGGAGGCGACAAGAAGAGATAAAGAGGCTAAACGTAAGTTTGGCGATAGGGGTATGTCTGGTTACGAGGAAATTAAGAAAGTTGAAGGCGATACCGCCACGCAGTATATGGACGACTCGGATTTAATCGATCAGTACGGTATGGATGCTCCGAAGGCTAGAAGTTTTATGACGCCTAAGAACAACCCGGAGATCAAAAAGCTCAGCGCTGGCGGCAAGGTTAAGGCTAAGAAGGCCAGCAAGCCTAAAGTCCGTGGCGCTGGTAAGGCCATGAAGGGTGTTCGCCCTGCTAAAATGGTTACGATGAAGGGCGCGTAATGCGTAAGTACTACCGGAAAGATGGCTGCGGCTATAGTATGTATAAAGCTGGCGGTAGTGTATCTTCTAAGAAGCCAAAGAGCCGTGTAAACGAAGCGGGTAACTATACGAAGCCCGGTATGCGTAAACAGATTTTTGAGCGTATTAAAGCCGGTGGTAAAGGTGGTAATCCGGGCCAGTGGAGTGCTCGTAAAGCGCAGATGCTGGCCCAACAGTATAAAAAGTCTGGCGGCGGTTATAAGTCCTGATGCGTAGGTATTATAAATCAGGTGGGTTAGCGAAGTCGCAACGGTCATTAAAGAATTGGACGAAGCAGAAATGGCGGACCAAATCAGGCAAGAAGTCGAGCGAGACGGGCGAACGGTATCTGCCGGAGAAGGCCATCAAGTCCCTATCTCCGCAGGAGTATGCAGCGACCACGCGAGCAAAGCGCCGGGGGACTGCTGCCGGGAAGCAGTTCGTAAAGCAGCCCAAGAAGATCGCAAAGAAGACAGCTAGACACAGGAAAGCATAATGGCAAAGGGCGTTAAACATTATTTTGCAGACGGTAGAGTGCATAGGGGTGGTATGCACAAACACCCAGATGGTACGCTTATGACCGGCAAAAGCATGTCTAATACGTCTAAAAAGTTACTTCATTACGGGCAACTCTCTAATAAAGCAAAGAGAAAAGCCCGCGAGAGTTGGAAGCGCAAATGACGACTTCAGGCACCACCGCGTTTAATATGGACTTCACGGAGATCGCTGAAGAAGCGTGGGAACGTGCGGGCCGGGAGATGCGATCAGGTTATGATTTACGTACCGCACGTAGGTCCATGAACCTGCTTACTATTGAGTGGCAGAACCGTGGTATCAATATGTGGACTATCGACGAGGGTACAGTTAGCCTCGTAAGCGGTACAAGCGAGTACACTCTGCCCGCCGACACCATTGACCTACTAGAGCAGGTTATTCGGACCAATGCTGGTAACGCCACCACACAGTCGGACCTCAATATTAGTCGCATTAGCGTTAGCACCTACTCTTCTATCCCTAATAAGTTATCTACCGGCAGACCAATTCAGGTTTGGATAGAGCGCCTTAGTGACGCCCCTAAGATCAACGTCTGGCCTGTGCCAGATAGTGATGACTACACGTTTGTTTATTGGCGTATGCGTCGTGTTCAGGATGCTGGAAGTGGGGTTCAAACCCCGGACATGAATTTTCGTTTTTTCCCATGCCTTGTTGCTGGTCTGGCTTATCAGATCGCTATGAAGGTGCCGGAACTATCAGGCCGTGCACAGATGCTCAAGGCTGAGTACGATGAGCAGTTTAACCTAGCCGCTGGCGAAGATAGGGAGAAAGCAGCAGTCCGGTTTGTTCCGCGTATGTCGAGGGTGTACTGATGTCGCAGAGGTTTGCGTCTTCCCAAAAAGCTCTTGCTATATGTGATGTTTGTGGTTTTCAGTATAAGTTACGAGAACTTAAGGAACTTATTGTAAAAGGCCGGAACAGCAATATTAAGGCATGTCCTGAATGTTGGAACCCAGACCATCCACAGTTACATCTTGGTGAGTACCCGGTTGATGATCCGCAGGCTCTTAGAGACCCTCGACCAGACTCTGCTGAATTAGCGGCGAGTCGGGATATACAGTTTGGTTGGGATCCAGTAGGTATGAACGACCCGTTTAACCTGACACCAAATAATTTAGTGGGGACAGGTTCGGTTGGTTCTGTTACTGTCACTACAGAATAGGAGTTAGATATGAAGAAGACATCTAATACACCCGCAAAAGCTACTAACATGCCGAAAGTATACGGCCCGAAGGGTAGCATGGAAGGCGTTAAGACTTCTGGTATTAAAGTTCGTGGGACCGGAGCAGCCACTAAAGGTATTATGGCCCGTGGCCCGATGGCTTAGCTATGAATTACACAGAGCTAAAAACTAATATACAGGACATCTGTGAAACTTCTTTCACAGACGATCAGCTTGCTATGTTCACGGAACAGGCCGAGCAGAAGATATATAGCTCTGTGCAGTTTCCAGCTTTGCGCCGGAACGTAACCGGTACGTTTGCCAGCGGTAATACTTACCTTGATATGCCAAGCGACTTTCTGTGGTCATACTCTTTAGCGGTTGTAGACGGCAGTGGTGATTATCATTTCTTACTTAACAAGGATGTTAATTTTATTCGTGAGGCGTATCCGGCGTCCTCTCCCGGTGGCTTGCCCGTTCATTATGCGTACTTCGCTGATGGTGCGTTTATGGTAGGCCCAACACCAGATAGCAACTACACAACCGAGTTGCATTACGGATACTATCCTGAGTCGATTGTCACCGCCGGTACTACTTGGTTGGGGGACGAGTTTGACTCTGCGCTACTGAATGGTGCGCTTATTGAAGCCATACGATTCTTAAAAGGCGAACCGGATGTTGTTGCGCTATATGAAAAATTATACCTGCAGTCTATTGTATTGCTTAAGAACTTGGGTGATGGTAAGTTAAGAGAAGATAATTACCGCTCGGGTCAATTTAGACAGGCTGTATCTTAGGGGTATGCCATAATTATGTTTACTTTAGAGGCTGATGTAGCACTAGAATACGGAGTTAGAGTCCACACTACAAATTATAGAGGCTCTACACCCGAAGAAGTGGCGAAACGGTGTGCCGACAGAATAATTTCTGTTTCAGATGGGGCACCAGCAGTTATAAAAGACCAAGCCTTTGCTTATAAGGATCAACTAGAGAAAACGTTGAGTTTTTATATGCGAGAGGCTATAAAAGGTGACCGAACAACTGTTTGTAACGCTCTAGTAAACGCTGGGCACCCAGAACTAGCAGAGCTAATAAGGAAGGTATAAAATGGCAATTACGCAGGCGATGTGTACGTCGTTCAAACAAGAATTGATGACGGGCACTCATAACTTCACCACCTCGACGGGTAACACGTTCAAACTCGCTCTGTATACGAGTTCCGCAACGCTGGGTGCCGCAACTACCGCGTACTCTGCCACGAATGAGGCGAGCGGTACGAACTACACCGCAGGCGGGGCAGCACTGACTAATGTTACGCCTACTACTAGCGGCACAACGGCTCTAACGGACTTTGCGGACCTCACGTTCTCTAACGCGACAGTCACGGCAAACGGTGCCTTGATTTATAACGACACCGCGTCCGGTGATCCGTCTGTTGTTGTGCTGGCCTTTGGCGGGGATAAGACATCAACTGCGGGTGACTTCACTATTCAGTTCCCCACAGCAGACGCAAGCAACGCTATTATCCGTATAGCCTAGCTAAGATGTTTGCTCCATGTCCTATCTAGGTGGTTGGGGTCGTGGAAGTTGGGGCGACGGTGGTTGGGGTAGCAGCCTACCTAACTCTGATCTAAACGGTTGGAGTCGTGGAAGTTGGGGTGAGGGTGCTTGGGGTTCCACCCTCCCCGTAACAGTTTCTGGGGTATCTGCAACTACGGGCATTGGTTCTGTCACAGTAGACGCAGCTTCGGACGTATCTGTTACAGGCGTAGCCGCTACAACTTCTGTAGGATCAGTTTCTGTATCTACAGAACAGGTATTATCTGTAACCGGCGTAGCGGCCACTGGTGCAGTTGGTACAGTTACAGTAGACGCAGCTTCGGACGTATCTGTTACAGGCTTAGCGGCCACTGGTGCAGTTGGTACAGTTACAGTAGACGCAGCTTCGAATGTATCTGTTACAGGCGTAGCGGCCACT